GTATTCATCAAGGTATACCCCGTTAAAACCTAATCCCCGCATGGCGTCAGCGTTGTCCGACCCAAACAGCATGATCTTGGCCCCGTTGACCAACTCAACGCTCAGGTCGGCTTCATTGGTTGCTTTGGTGATTGGCGCTGCGTAATATTTCAAATAATCCCATGCCACCCGCTTGGCTTGGCTTCTGAATGGGGCAATGTAAGCATACTGGGCCATTCTGTTGCCCTCAGTAATCGCTCGTTTAATCAAGTCGTTAATCGCCGCTACAGTCTTTCCAGCCCTTCGGTGTGCTACCAAACAAGACCAACGCTCTGTTCGGTTGTGGAAAGGCATAAAAACCTTTCTTGGTGCATAGGGCAGGATTATTTCGCGCTTGCCCATGTCACTACCATTTCTATTGGGCCTTCATCGGCTCCCGTGATCTCAGTCCTGGCTAACTTGGGTACGTGATACTCAACTACGCTTTGAAACAGCTCAAATGCTTTGGCAGGGTTGGGTTTTATGTCAGCCGCAGGAATGCCATTAGCGACCTCATCCAGCCACTCTGCCAATCTGTGTGCGTTACCATCAACAAACAAAGCAATGGCCTCTCTTGCCTGTTGTGTGGTCTTGTTGGGGATGCCTGCCTTGCGACCGCCTCTCCTTTTTCCAGATTCTGCTACTTTATTCATAAGTTATGTTATACTATGCTCTTTGGAGTTAATCTATGGACAACGCTCTTTTTGATCAAATTAAAGCCAGGGCTAACACTCTCAAGGAAGTTTACACCAACATAGACAATAGTATTCATGACCCGTCTGGGGAAATCAAGTATGGCCCAAACGATGGAATTGATGCTTTGCTGGAGTCCATTAAGGATTTACTTGTTCCTGTTGTATAAAATTGCACCGCCTGCGCCTGCACCAAGCATTCCCAACAAACCGACATCTGCCCTTCCATAATAGAGTTTGCGCCAATCGGATTCATTCATTACTGGATTAAGTGATTGCGTATAGCCAGCCTGCTTATGTGCTGTCAATGCGTCTTGCATTTCTGTCCAAGACTGCCGCGGTAGTTTTCTGTAATCAGGGTGAGCAAACTCATGGGGTTCTACCCTTTGGCGGTATACATCCCACTTGCGCCATTGTTCTGGGAATAATTCCAATATTGGATTAGCACCCCTAGACTCATCTACATAATCCACTACTCGGTTGTAGAAAGGATTAAATTCTTGGAATTTCTCAGGCTCAAATGCCAATTTTTCTGGGGTTGCAGACGCAGGGATTTTGTTTAGTTCGCCTGTTTTGCTTCTGTAGACACGGGAAACATCAGTTCCACCAATAACTTGGATTGCCGCATCTTCCACTTTTTTAGCAGGCAATGCCCTGATAGCCTCTGCTGTTGGCTCAGTCTTAAGCAAACCAGACATACGCTTCACAAATGCGTCACCCACAACTGGGTCATCAAGCATTCTGTCGTATGAGTTGCGAATCATGTGCAAATCAACCGCAGATGTATTGGCTTTGTTTAAATCCAACCAAGGTGTGCCTAGTGATGCTGTCTTAGGTCCAAGACCGCGAACTTGGTTCATCACTCGAGTTGTTACATCGCGCATGGTCTCGCCTGGTGCAATCTTAAACATCTCAGGCTTTTCTAATACCAGTTTGGCCAGCATTGCTTGATTGCTTAAGTCGGCAGTTCCTAAAATACCCATGCCCCCAGATGTGGCCGAGCCAACGCCAGTTTGCGTTGATGCAGTTTGAGCCAAATTAGGCTCTCCATATCTGCCTGCCAATGCTTGGAGTTCGTCTACATTTTTTAATCTGAATCGTTGCGCCAAAAACTCATTTGGGGTTAGTGGGGCATTTGGAGACAACAGGGCAAAATTTAACCTGTTGAAAATGTCAACTTGGTCTGGGTTTTGTATTTCATGCGTCCTAATAAATTTTTGCATCAACTGATCATGCAAATCTTTAGGTAGTGCGGCAGGGTCAAAATTATTGGCCTTCATCCAAAATAAGTCTGGAATCGTAAATGTTCCTTCAAAACCGCCAGGTATTTTTACTCCGCGCTTGGAGGTTAGATCGGTAATGCCAATGTCTTGAGGCGGTGTAACAGTCATATTTACACCATGACTTTCCCCCCATTTTGCCCATTCTGCTTCTGGGGCATTTGGACCAGGCGTTTGTGGTGCTTCCATACGCATCTGCCCACGCGCCATCATTGCGCGGTTTACCGCTTCTTCTGGCACTACTTGGCCAACTTTAAAGCCTGGGTTATTCATTAGTGATCGGGCAATGTCTTCTTCGTTACCAACTGCAAGTTTTAATTCTTCCATGCTTCTTGGTATGCCTGTATTTTCCGCTTTGGCTCTTACCGATTCAATTGCCCTGTCTCGGTCTTGGCCTTTTAATGCGCCAAATTCTTTAGACTTTAATAATCTTGCTTCGGCCTTGTCTGCTTTAGTCAATGCCTGCGCCATTTGGTCAGCAGGGTTAACCGCAAACATGGCACTTTGAGGTTCTTTTAGCAGGCTTGGCAATACTGATTGCCCTGTGGCTACTCGGTCAGCCACTTCCATTCCCAACAAATTTAAACCTTTTTGCCCTGCTCGTACCGCAGGCATTGCAGCTTTAGCAAGACCAGGCCCGACTATCGTTCCCAACTCTTCCATTCCCGCAGTTTCGGGTCTGGCTTGGGTTACTCGTTTGGGCAACATTCCCAAAATGTCTTTTGTGCCGCCATAAACCTGCTTATCAGGGGCATAGTTCACATCCCCCATTACTTCCATAGGATAGGGCGTTCTGATCGTGTTTAGCGTGTCTACGGGCGTTCCAGCAAACTGCGCCACCCCGCCCCTGACCAAAGATTCCAAATTACTCAATCCACCACGGCCAATCTCGCTAATCATTCCCAACAGGTTAGGTGATCTGATGTTTTGCAATGCCTTAAAGCTGTCAGGCGTAATTGCACCTGAATCGACCGCATATGGGTCAAGCGCTTGGGCTAGTGCGCGGTAATCAGCCATACTGACGCACCAATGCTTTAGCCATTTCCTCTTTTTTGTCGGCTTTGGCAAATTCTTGCGCTACCTTAACAGGAATGTCGGCTTTCTTGGCAAACTCAGGGTTGTGAGCTGCGGCCTGCATGAATCTGGCTTGTTTGGCGCTGTGACTAGGCATGATTTTCCTTCATGTTGATCAGTCCGTTAAGCATTCTTGACTTGGTGTTAAACCATTGTTTTGAATAGTCGCAGCCTGAATAATACGGGAATTCTGGGATTCCAAGGGTGTAGTGGGCGATCTTGGCAAATGCCATTTCTTGCTCACCAACCAAAAAGTTGTATTCCTTGGGCAGTTCGCCAATCTGCTCGTCCTTTAACCATTCAAACCTGTGAAGCTCGGACCCTGTGTGTTCGTCCACGTAATCAGGTGTCAACAGCTTATTCGCAGGATGTTCACAGTTCCAAATAATTAGGCTTGACCAGTTTTTTCTGGGGTAATCCTCGTTTTTGGATTCCATTGCCGTGTTGATGTACTTCTTTTTATGTTTAGTTTTGTACTCATGTTTCACAACCTGGACAGCCTTAGACGGGTCAAACAGCCTGTCCAGTTCATCAATGTTTGAAAGCATCAGCATGTCTGACGCATCCATAAAGATTGCATGGCCCTTAAAACCCATCAGGTAGGGCACTAAAAATCTTTGATAGATAAAGACGTTTGTACCGTCCCGTTGTTTTCCAAAAGTAGGAATGATGGCCACGGGCTGTGACGTATGTTCAATCAGACTTTGACAAAAAACAGAATAACCCACGGCTTCCCTTGGGTCATATCCTGCAAATACCGTGATCATTTCAGCGTCAGCTTATAAAGGGTGGAATCAATCAGCCCTGCTATTTCGTCAATGATGTTTTGGAGCTGAGTTTCGTCTGGCATAGCTTTACGATTTTTTGCCACGTAATCTGAAATGCTTTCCATGTAGCGGACTGGGTCTTTGGCATTGTGGAAATTCTCTGGAAAGTTTTTAATCTTTTCGTAGCAACCAGAATATGCTTCTGCAAACGAATCGGTCAATTCAATAATCTCAGGGTAGTAAGCACCTAATGCCATATGCACCGCAAACGAATCGGTTGATAAGTGCATAAAGTGTGTGACTGTCCCCGAGTGAAGTAGCGTACTGATGAAATCTGCTACATCTTTTTGATTTGGGTCTTTTTCGTAAGCCATAGTGTCCTTAAAAAAGGTGGGGCACGAAGCCCCAAAGGTCGGCAACTGCTACCAACACGGCTGACCTCTCATTGGTACTTGGGCAACATTGCCCGAAAGGTCATGCGTGTTGGACTCGATTTGGTCTTAACTAGGTAGGGGAGAAAGCCAGAAAATCCCTACTAAGACATCCTCGAATGCTGGCTTGACGTCCAACGTCCTAGATTTTAAGGTTTGGTTTAGCAATGTCAACAGGCCAAAGGTTTTTTTCAACTAATTTGTTTACTGTTTTTTGGTAAGCCATTTGCCACAGGTCGCGTCTTTGTTCTTTGTTTAGCCTAGTTCCGCTGTCCAGCTCTGTGTGGCAGGTTTGGCATAGTGCCGCCGTGTATTCGTCGCTGGCCTTGATTCCCCTGCCTTTGCCGTGTTCAGCCCAGTTTGAGTGTGCAGCTTGGGTCTGGCCTTCAATGTAGCAATTCTGGCAGGGCAAGTCTGCCACGTTCATCAAATGCTTTTTGCTCCTGAAATAGTTAAATTTTGGTATCACGGCTTTTTTTCCAATCGCGTTTCAACTTTGGCTCTGTTATCACGATTTCTTGCGTTTTGAAAATGTGTTCGTTAAAACACTCTCTTATCCTTACCCCGTCTTTTGTGTGTTTTACGTCTGTTGCAGCCGCACATTTAGGACATTTCATTGATTGTTACTCCATTTTCAGCAGCCCAAGCCAGTAAGAATTCCACAAACTCGCTGGCCTGTTCTTTTGTAAATTTGCGGGTTTGCCGGCCAAGTTGCACAATTCCATCGCCCGCTAAATTTGGAATGATCTGACCACTTTCTAAGCCAGTTTGCCTGCAAAACTCTTGCACGAGTAGGCGTTTCCAATCTTCCGCGTCCCATTTAGCACCCATGTGCTTCGCTTGTTTGGCAATGTCGCCAATGATTGCGTGATACTTTTCCTCTTGTGATCTGCTTTTGGATGCTGGATTAACCTCGATGGTTAGCTGTCTGCCAGCGTTTAGCGCATCTTTGATCTTGGGCCAAAGACTACGCATCAAGGCTAAAGCCTGGGCTTCGTTGTCAAGGTCGTATTTCACCAACTGCCCCCAACATTCTTAAAGCCGCTTCAGGGCTGTCAATCCTTGCCAACGTACCTCCGTACCAATTCTCAAAAAAGTCCGCTTGTAGGCCCGTTAAACGCTTTCTAGAGGTGCTTTTGACCTCAACCAGAAACGTGTGGCTTTTGTAACCCACCAAAAGGTCAACAGGTAGGCCAATGATCCAAACGTAAGCGCCAGCATCCCGCAGCGCCTGGACTATTGCTTTTTGGTTTTCGTCAACCCTCGCTGCGTGTCGCATCTTGTGCTTTCTGCCATTCAACGCCCATATCAAAAGCGTTTGACATTGCTTGAATTGTGTTTTCGTTTACGCCCACGCTTCTTAGCAGGGCGACCAATTCATCTTTGCTCATGCTTCACCTCTTGCTCGGATTGCGTCTGTGCATTCACCAATTCTGTGTGCGTTAAACGGGCCAGCGTAATAATCACACACCTTTGCACACGCCTCACGCTCACGCTCTGCTACCAGTTTGGCAAAGGCTTCAATCCGTGTATCAAACTTTGCTTGATGCTCGTCATAACCAGCCTGTTTAGCCATCTCAATGATTTCATCTTTGCTCACGATAACTCCTTTACCCGTTCACGGATTTTTTCAGTAATACCAACCCATAGATCTGATTCATCTTCCTCAAGTTCTTTGACTCTCTGTTTTGCATAAGGAACCCATCCTGCTTGCAGCACCATCTGGGCTAAATGTTCCACTTGTCTGTCGTAGGCTTGGGCAAAATCCATCTAAGTCACCTGTTAGTTCAAGAGCTTTGTTAATGATGTTGATATGGTACTGAGCGCCTTCGCGTACCTCATCAAGCAGGTTGTGGGCTTCAAAGTAGTTCACATTTGCTCCGATTAGTTTGCTTCATGGCTTTCTTTTAGACATAGTTCCCCCAAGGGTGAGTAGCACTCCCCCAAGCCCATTACCAACGGTAACTAGCTTCCCCATAAGGATGCGATTCAATCGAATAGTGTCTTGTCTCACCTTGTCCACTATTCTTCTGTGATACCTCGCACACAGTTCACTAGGGTTATCTTTGGGGTGATTGCAAAGCCCTATGTTTTCTTCCAAGCCATCCATTTAAATGCTCTGCTAACGAGTGGAGTTCGGTCTGCAAAAGCAAAAACCCCTCAAATTGCTCTGGTTGATCTTGGCTCTTGGCGAGAGCAACAGCAAGACGATTGAAAAGTATCAAAAGACTCGCTTGCCGTACGACAAGACCAACCACAGAAATCTGAGGGGTTCACTTTACTTTTCATCGCCTAGATGCCACTCCAGACGGTTTGGATTATACATAGATTCAAAGAAAATCAACAAAACTTTCTGCTTGACGCAAATATTTTTCTTGGTTGTGTGCGCTTTTAAGACATTCCACCAAGTCAATGTCATCGCAAGCACAAGCCAAAATCAGCTCTAAAAGCATCTTTCCGTAGGCATCTGCCATGTCTGCTCTAGCATCTGATTTAATGGCCTCAAACAAGCTATCTAGGGCATCCTGTACGCTTCTAGCATGGGCAATGGAATCACCAAGACCTTGTTTTTCAGCGTGCTGGATGATCTGCATTTCAACTAATGAATAACTCATTTGAACCACTCCGGTTTCAAGACTTTTAGTTGCCAAACACGCATCTCAGGAACTTTGTCGCCCCATTGCGAAACAGCAGCCTGGCTGATGCCTAGCATAAGTGCAAGCTCAACCTGTGAGCCAGCTAGTTTAATTGCTTGTTCTTTTGTCATATGCTGGATTATATAAGATACCTTGTTGCAATTAAGCCACGTTAGGGTTTGTCCTTACAAAATAGTTGTTGACCTGCACTAAATCTAGATTAAGATACACACATCCCGTAGCGCAACGCAAGCGGTAACTTAGGAGCTTTTATGAACCACCCAGACCTCTCCGAATACGTAGCAGACACCCGTGACGACATTGACGCTGAACTGATCTGCTACTTTGACGACTACACCATGTCCCTTTGGTATGTGTACGTCAACGGGGGCCAAATCCTCAACATCCTTGCAGACAGCGTTATTCAATCGCTTGAGCGTGAATATGCTTTTTACATGCGCAAGCGCCGTGAGGAAGACTACATCGACATGAAATTGGAGCAAGCATGAAAGACTTTGAACAAATCATCTATGCCTTGGGCGTCATTGCCTGTTTTATCGTATTTATCTTAATTTGGACGGGACTATGAAAGTTTATCAAGCAATCAACGCAGTACAAACTGAACTGGCCAAAATTGGCATCAGCAAAAACTCGCGCAACAGCCAAGGCGCTGGTTACAACTTCCGCGGCATTGACGCTGTTTACAACGTCTTGTCCTCCATCATGGCTGAAAAAGGTTTGTGCATCATTCCACGCATGTTGGCAAGGACTTGTGAGGAACGCATTAGCAAAGCAGGTGGTGCGTTGTTTTATGTGACTGTGGAGGCCGAATTTGATTTGGTTAGCGCGGAGGACGGGTCAAAGCATACCGCCCGCACGTTTGGCGAAGCAATGGATTCTGGAGACAAAGCCACCAACAAGGCAATGTCGGCAGCTTACAAATACATGGCTTTCCAGACGTTTGCAATTCCCACAGAAGGTGAAAACGATGCTGACCACCAGACGCATGAGGTAGCCACTAAAAAGACAACGCTAGACGCTAAACGCTTGGCAGATGCAATCCAACGCATCAAGGAAGGCAAGTACACCACGATCAAACTACGCGAGACTTTTGCATTGACGCCAGAGCAAGACGCACAGGTTATTACAGCATTGTCGGAGGCATGATGAAACTCTCAACTCTAATTGAAATTCGTGATGCGCTTGTCGCTACAAAACAAGCGTTGCATGATCTGTCCATTGATGAAATCCACATTGCCGGCGGCTTGTACGACAGACTCAAGCCTGTAATTGACAAGACCTATGGGCCACTTGCAGACCTTAATATTTTGATTGAACACATGACAAACATAGAAGTGGAGATTACCAATGACTGAAATTATCCAAGGCTCGGATGCCTGGTTTGCTGCCCGTTTAGGAAAAGTGACTGCATCCCGTGTGGCTGACGTTATCGCCAAGACCAAGACGGGTTACAGCACTAGCCGCGACAACTACATGGCCCAACTTGTTTGCGAACGCTTGACAGGCCAAAAAGGTGAGAGCTTCAGCAACGCTGCTATGCAATGGGGTACAGACACAGAACCAAAGGCCAGAGAAGCGTACATGGCTGCTAGGTTTGAAATCGTGACAGAGGTGGGGTTTGTTAACCACCCAACGATTGAGGCTGCTGGAGCCTCGCCTGATGGTCTTGTTGGTGATTTGGGATTGATCGAAATAAAAGCGCCCAATACTTCGACACACATTGACACCTTGTTAAG